CCGCATGGATGCGGCTGGTGGCGACGCCGGTCCGGTCGATCGACGGGGTGGACCTGATCGGGGCCGACGGGAGCATCGCCGCGCTGGATGAAGGGGCGTTCGCGATCGACATCGATGCGAACGGCGACGGTTGGGTCAGGGTAGGCGGTGCAGGCGAGGGACGGCTGAGCGTGCGGTTCACCGCCGGAATGGCGGAAGGCTGGGACTCGCTCCCTGAGCCGCTGCGGCAGGGCGTGATCCGGCTGGCGGCGCACCTCTACACCGAGCGCGAGAGCGGAGCGGAGCCGCCGGCGGCGGTGAGCGCGCTGTGGCGGCCGTGGCGGCGTCTGCGGCTGCGCTGAGAGAGGAGCGAGACCATGATCGAGGCGGCAGAAGCGGTGCGCCGAGGGCTGCTGGCGGCGCTGTCCGCACAGCCGGAGCTGGCTGGGGTGCAGGTCTATGGCGGCGAGATACCGTCGGGCGTGCTGCCGCGGATCGAGATCGGAGAGCCGAGCGGCAGCGACTGGGGCGCCAAGGAGATGCCTGGGCGCGAGCTGCGGACCGCCGTCATCGTGCGTGTCGCGTCGGGGCAGGCGGAGCGGCTGGCTGCGCTCTCAGGCGCGGTCGAGCGGGCGGGGGAGATTGTCGCGCGTGAGCTGGACGGCTGGCGGGTGGCAAGCGCGGTGCTGTTGCGTAGCCGCGGCTCGGGCGGGCGATCGGGCGAGCGGATGATGACGATCGAGCACCGGATACGATGATGCAGGCATGAGGAGACGATGATGGCAGTGGAAAAGGGAAGCGCGTTCCTGCTGAAGATCGGCGATGGGGCGGCAACGCCTGCTTACGCGACAGTGGCGGGGATGCGGACGACGCAGATGCAGGTCAATGGTGAGGCGGTGAACGTCACGTCGAAGGACAGCGGCGCGTGGCGCGAATTGCTGTCGGGCGCGGGCGTGCGATCGGTGTCGGTGTCGGCGAGCGGGATCTTCACCGGATCGGCGGCGGAAACGCGGGTCCGGTCCCACGCGCTGGCCGGGTTGATCGACGATTACGAACTGAGCTTCGGGAGTGGCGAGCGGATGCGCGGGCGGTTCTGGTAACGCGGCTGGACTATAGCGGCGATTACAATGGCGAGCGGAATTATGCGCTGAACCTCGAGAGTTCGGGTGCGATTGTAAGTATTTAGGAAGGGTTGTTCGCGCGGAGGCGCGGAGACGCGGAGGGGTTCGTCGGGGTGGGTGAGCTGGTGCCTTTCTGCCACGACCTTTCAATCGTAGGCGAGCTTCGCTCGCAAAAGGACGAAAGCGGCTGAGGCTTGGCAGCGTGTGGTTGCAGCGCGCGGCTCCTCCGCGTCTCCGCGCCTCCGCGCGAAATCAAATGGGAGTTCGAAATGGAACACGGCGCAAATTCAGTTCGCGGCGAGGCGGCGCTGGTGGTGGCGGGCGAGCGACTGGTGCTGCGGCCGAGCTTCGAGGCGCTGGTGGCGGCGGAGGAGGAGCTTGGGCCGCTGTTCGCGCTGGTCGAGCGGGCCGCCGAGGGCGGGCTGCGGCTCGCGGAGGTGGTGGGGCTGTTCTGGCACTGCTCGGGACGGGTCGCGAGCCGCGAGGCGATCGGGGCTGCGGTTGCGGAGGTCGGCTTGGCGAAAGCCGCGCCGGTGCTGCGGATGCTGATCGCGCAGATATTGCTGGGTGCTTCGACAGGCTCAGCATGAGCGGTTCTTTTGCGGCGTCGGCGTCCAAGCTGGCGGGGCTTGCCGGGGCGGTGCTCGGGTGGCGGCCCGATGAGTTCTGGCGGGCGACACCGGCCGAGCTCGAGGTGGTGTTGCGCGCGATGCTCGGAGAGGCGGAGGCCGGGATCGGCTCCGACGATGTCATGCGGCTGATGGAGGTGTTTCCGGATGGATGACGAGATCGAGCGGATGATCGTCAGCGTGCGCGTCGACACCGGTGCGTTCCGGCGCGACGTGGCGGAGATGCGGGGCGAACTGACCGGTCCGCTGGCGGCGGGTGCGGACCAGGCGGGGCGGGCGCTCGACAACGCGCTGGCGCGGGCGGTGCGGACGGGCAAGCTGGGGTTCGAGGATCTGAAGCGGGTGGCGCTTTCGGCAATGGCCGAGATCGCGGCGTCTGCGGTGCGCGGCGGTGTCGGCGCGATCCTTGGCGGCGGATCGGGTTCGAGCGGCGCGCTGGGAAATATCGGATCGCTGATCGGCGGGCTGCTCGGGCTGCCGGGGCGGGCGACCGGAGGCCCGGTGTCGCCGGGGCGCGCCTATCGGGTGGGCGAGCGCGGGCCGGAGCTGTTCGTGCCGACTGCGAGCGGCCGGGTGGAGGCGAACGCGGCGGGAGGCGGGCGCGAGGTGCGGCTCAACATTACGATCAATGCGCCCGGAGGCGGCGAGCCGCAGGCGCTGGAGCAATCCAGCCGCCAGGTGGCGCGTGCGGTGCGGGCGGCGCTGATGCGGGTGGATGATTAGTCGGAGATTTTCCGGCGACGGTGTCACCCTCACCCAGCTTCGCCTAAGCTCGCCGAAGAGGCTCGCCAAGGCTGCGCAACCCTCCCCCATCGAAAGGGTGAAGAATTTATCTTGGAGTCCTCAGATCATGGGTCACTGGTTAGCTCCGGTCGGCAGCGCGCAGCAGTTCGCGCATCTGAAGCGGTTCGATGCGCGGTACTGGAGCGCTAATTTTCCGCGGCCGATGATGGCGGGCGTGGTGACCACGGGACCGCATTCGCTGCGGGTGGATGCGCTTTTCTACCGGGCGAACGATCTGGCGGGGCTGATCTGGGAGGCGGAGGATCGGTATGATCATCCGCTGCTGCGGTACGAGACGGCGCGCGATTTTCGTCGCTGCACCTTGAGGTTCCGCTGGCGCAGCGGGGGGCTCAAGCCGCTCGACGCGCTGCACGGGCCGACGCTGACGATCGAAGGGCGCGACGCGGCCGGCGTGGCGCGCGCCTGGTATGTGCGGCTGTGGAATTATGCCGAAGGCACGCCCGAAGATGCGGTCGTGACGATCGACTTCGCGAGTGTGCTCGGCGGCTTTCTTCTGCCGGGCGAGGGCGATCCGGTGTGGGCCGGCGATATCGACCGCATGTTCGTCTCGCTGGTCGCGCCCGAATACGATGCGAGCGATGCGGAGCTGCAAGAGCCGGCGGTCGGCTGGGCGGAGATGAGCGAGATCGCCTGCGACGGATCGGGATCGGTGCTGCGCGTGGGCGATGTGTGGGTGCCGGAGCATTCCTTGCGGATCGCGACCGGATACGACGATCTTTATCATCTGACGCCGGCGCGGGTGCTGCGCAACGCGTTGCAGCTCGGCTATCGCGCGGTGATCAACCATTATGTCGGCATGAGCCACTATTTCCGGCTCGATGCCGGAGGGCTGGTGGCGGATGGGCTGAACCCGGCGTGCGCGGCGTGGCACCGCGACTTCCTGGACCGGGCGAAGGCGATCGGGTTCGAGGTGATCCTGTCGCTATCGTACGAACTGCTGGATCAGCATTGTCCCGAGGCGTGGAAGCAGCGCGACCTCAACGGTGCGCCGGGGCTGACCGGCTGGGTACCGCCGTCGGCATTGCTGTCCCCGGCGAACGTGGCGGCGATGACTTATCTGCAAGGCATAGGTCGGGCATTTGCCGCGCTTGCTGTCGAGGCTGGGCAAAGGGTGCGATTTCAGGTCGGCGAGCCGTGGTGGTGGGTCACCGGTGATGGACGCATCTGCCTGTACGACGCGGCGGCGGTGGCGGCCATCGATCCGGTTGCGATTACGGATGTGCGCGGGAACCTGGGCGAGGCGCAGCGCGCAACGCTCGATGCGGCGGGGGTGCTGCTGGCGCAATCGACCGCGGCCTTGTGCGCTGCGGTGCGCGAGGTGGCCGCCGATGCGGAGTTGCTGCTGCTCGTCTATCTGCCGACGGTGCTGGAGGGTGAGGAGGTCAGGCGCGCGAACGTGCCGCTCGGATGGGCCTTCCCGGCGTTCGATGTGCTGCAGCTCGAGGATTACGACTATGTGACCGGCGGTAACCGGGGCGCGACCGCGCGCGGCGTCGCCGCGACGAGTGCGCGGCTCGGCTATCCGGTGAGTGGGCAGCATTATTTCTCAGGATTTGTGCTGCGGCCGGA